TTGTTCGTCTAAATGATCGGCTTCAAGAAATTGAATTTGAAAACCAAAAGGGCTATTTTCTTTTTTTATTTTTCTAATTAATACTTCCCCATCTCTACATAAGCTTTCAACAAATATTTTTTGACAATCTAAAAAAGTTAAACGTTCATTTGTAGTGCAATTGCCTAGTCTGCACCAATCTTTCCAAGCGCTTTCAATAAGCTGGTTAGCAGCAAGGTCCAATAACTGATTGTCATTTCGCGCTTTACTGCTAACTCTTATGCCATGCCTTCCGATCACATTAGATACCATCAGGTTTAAGTATCGTGAGATATATGGATCATTGCGGGCTAACTCTCTTGATCTATCTCGTAAAATACGTATATTGTCTTTTATTTCAGCATCGGCACTTGATGAGTTAGTTAAAAAATCAGCAAATAATCTGCCTGTATTTGCGCCTGAATAACTTCTTTTAAAAGTTTTTCTTTTTTTATTTTGTTTAAATATATTGTTATACCAAGCCATTATGTATAACTCGTTGGATTAACAGTTGATGTTGACCCAAAACTTACTTTTACAGTATTGCCTGTGCCTTGATTATTACGTATTCTTGCTAACTTAATTTCTTTTAAATACTCTGTTTTATATTGCGACCGAAAACTCATAAGCTCGTCAATATTCATTCTTGAAAGGGAGCGACCTGCTATTGACATTGAGCTTTGATCCATAGTTGCACGATTTTCAATAACCGCTTCAATTGCATCTAAAACTTTTTTTGCATGACTTCTTAAATCTGCATTAGTATTAGCAAGATTTATTGTTATTTCTGTTCTTCCAGAATCAACCATAATTCTTTCTGAATCACTCGAGCGCGTAATATATGCTTCCCATATATAATCTCCAGGAGTATAGTTAGCGGTAGTTGACGAACCGACCTCTATATAATATGTATCATCAGCTTCAGTAGCGGTAATTGTAAATTTTTTAGTACCGCCACCGCCTACATCTGAATGAAATTCATAAGTAAGCGCGTAAGCGCTAGGTGAATAATCTCCAGCTAGATCATCACGCTTCCACGTAAAACGATCTCCGGCTACTAATGTACTCGGCTCAGCTGTAGAATAGTTGGTTCTGTCAAATTTATTCGGCATAAATAAAAATTATAGTTATACCCGATTATATCAGAAATTTATAATATAAGTTGTACTTTATGCAATTAATTTATATTAATTTTTTTATATATAATACCTGCTTTTTTAAAACTTTCTTCTGATAATTCAAAACTTTCGTTCCATTTTTTACTATATGCAGCTGGCCCCTGGCTGTAAACTTTGCTAAATCCAGCCTGTATAATACCTTTTGCACATTCATGACATATATGCAAGCCATAAACAAATAGCAATGCTTGATCTAACGAAACGCCTGTTAAGGCGGCATTATAAATGCAATTCATTTCGGCATGTATTATAAAATTATTTTTAATTAACTTATTGTTATAAAATTCTTCTTTATCAGAAAATTTACGCGGAAAACCGTTATAACCCTGCGATAATACTT